GCAGTCGATTCTGCGGGGATCGCTGGACAGGTCAATGGCGAAGCTACTGCTGCTGGGATCTCTATGTCTCTTGGCGCAATTATTAAGCGACATAAACGCACCCTTATAAACTTCCAGCAATCTTTCTTGTTGCCGTTTGTTAAGAAGGCTGCTTATCGTTATATGCAGTTCGACCCTGACAACTATCCGGTTGCAGATTATAAGTTCAATGCTTCCTCTACGTTGGGCATTATCGCTCGTGAGTACGAGGTAACACAGCTTGTTCAGCTATTGCAGACCATGCAACAAGACAGCCCACTGTACCCTGTGTTAATCCAAAGCATTATTGACAACATGAACCTGTCTAACCGTGAAGAGCTTATTGCTTCTCTTCAGCAAGCGTCACAGCCTAACCCTCAAGCACAGCAAATGGCTCAGGCAACACAACAAGCTCAGCTACAGTTCCAGCAGAGTCAGACGGCTGCGCTGGCTGCACAAGCTCAAGAGTCTCAAGCACGAGCACAGAAGTACGTGGTTGAGGCACAGCTTGCACCACAAGAGCTTGAGATTGAAAAGATCGAAGCAATCACCCGTAACCTTAAAGAAGGCGATCAAGACGACAAAGAGTTCGAGCGTCGCTTAAAGGTTGCACAAACAATACTAAAAGAGAAAGAGGTAGCATCCCGTGCTAATGACTCAAAACGAGTTCCAACAACTAGTGAGCCAGATCAACGAAGCATTCAAAGACCAGTTCAACCGGCTGGAAACTTTGGAGGTCAAGGTCAAGGCTTTGGAGGGCAAACTCAATGAGCAACAAAAAGGATCCAAGACTGGAGCGAGCAGGAGTAAGCGGCTACAACAAACCGAAACGGACTCCCAGCCATCCTAAAAAATCTCATGTGGTTGTTGCCAAGGAAGGTGATAAAATTAAAACCATACGCTTTGGCGAGCAGGGAGCTAAAACTGCTGGCAAGCCTAAGTCTGGAGAGACAGATAAGATGAAAAAGAAACGCGCATCTTTTAAGGCTCGCCATGCTAAAAACATCAACAAAGGTAAAATGTCTGCGGCTTATTGGGCCGATAAAGTCAAATGGTAAGGAGATCTAAAATGCCAAACAAACCTAAACCAAAAATGTATACGCAAGCTGAAGTAAACGCTGCTATTAAAAAAGCTATGGCAGACGCTAAGAATCCTGTTCCTAATAAAGCTAAGATGGCTAAAATGTCTAGAATGCAAAAAGAAGCAGAGATGGATAAAAAAATGAAAGCTGCCGCTAAACGTAATTACAAAAATCGTTAAGGAAATAATATGACTCCTTGTAAATCATGCACCACAAAAATGAAGTGTAAGAAAGCAGGAAAGTGTTTAAAGAAGGGCAAGTCTCGTGCCAAAAAAATCAAAAGCAGTTACTAAAAAACCAGGCGCTACTCCCAAAAACAAACAGCTTTACGCAAGAGTTAAAGCAGAAGCCAAAAAGAAATTTGATGTTTGGCCGTCTGCTTATGCTTCAGGCTGGCTGACCAAGGAGTATAAGCGTCGAGGCGGAACCTATGGCTAAACCAAAAGGCGGATTAACTAAATGGTTTAAAGAAGACTGGGTAGATTTGAAAACAGGCAAGAAGTGCGGGCGTAAATCTGCCAAGGATTCTAAGCGTCCGTATCCTTCCTGCCGTCCCAAAGCTGTGGCAGATAAGATGACTGCTGCTGAAAAAGCCAAGTCTAAAGCTAAAAAGACTGGGCCAGCAAAAGTTAAACACGCTGTAACCGCTTCAGGAAAAAGAAGAAAAACTACCAAAAAGTCTTGACATTACCTGTAAAAAGATTATAAAGCGATAAGCATGGTATAATTTATACTATATAGTAATAACCGAGATAACCTAATGGCCTCAATGACACCTGAATTAGAAACGTATTACAACACTTACTTTGACCTTTTCCGTACAGATGGATGGAAACAGCTAATCGAAGACTTAAAGCAAAATGCAACAGCTATTAATTCTGTTGAAGCAACTAAAGATGTAGATGATTTATATTTACGCAAGGGACAGCTTAATGTCCTTGCTCATATTATCAATCTTGAAACTGTAATTGAAAATGCTTTTGAAGAAATAAACGAACAACCTGAATACGATGATTAAGGTTTTTGATTTTAGGTGTGATAATGGTCATACCTTTGAGGACTTTGTAACAGGTGGCGCAACAACCAGTAGGTGCGGTTGTGGCGCTAACGCTACAAAGATAGTATCAGCAACTCAAACGATCCTAAACGGTGCGTCGGGAGATTTTCCGGGAGCGCATATGAAATGGGTTAGAGAACGTGAGAAGGCTGGACGCAAGCGGGACGCTGAATAAGCTAACCCCATGACAACAACTCCATAACCAGTAGGCGGAGATTTAATAATGGCACGAGCGACACTCGTTGATGAGCGCGAAGAAGTACTAAACGACGACGAAGAGGTAGGGTCTTTAGACACTGAGGATACATCCGAAGTTCAAGAGGTAGCCCAAGAAGAAGAGCCACAACAGGACATCCCTGAGAAGTACCGTGGCAAATCTATGGAAGAGATTGTTAAGATGCACCAAGAAGCTGAGAAGCTATTGGGCAAACAAAGTTCTGAAGTAGGTCAACTCCGTGGCGTTGTAGATGAGTACATACAAGCACAACTCTCAAACCAACAAGCACCTGTACAACAGCAAGAAGAAGATGATGTAGACTTCTTTGTTGATCCCGAAAAAGCTGTAGCTAGGGCGATTGAGAATCATCCTAAGATTAAAGAAGCTGAGGCTTACACAGCCCAGAACAAGCGTCAGACGGCGCTCTCGCAACTTCAGAGTAAACACCCTGAGATGCAAGAGATCTTGAACGACAACGGTTTTGCTGAGTGGGTTAAGGGTTCTAAGATCAGGACTCAATTGTTTGTACAAGCAGATCAGGCATACGATTACGATGCTGCTGATGAACTGTTTTCTCTCTGGAAGGAACGCGCAGGTGTTGCCAAACAGACAGTAGCAGTAGAGAAGCAAGCACGTAAGCAACAGCTAAAGTCTGCCAATACAGGCAACGCCAGAGGAACAGGGGAAGGATCAAGGAAAAAGGTATATCGTCGCGCTGACATTATTAAACTTATGAAGACAGACCCAGAGCGATATTCAGCCTTGTCAGAAGAGATCTTTCAAGCATATGCCGAGGGTCGTGTTAAGTAGCCTAATCTAAAGGAGATTTATCATGGCGACTCAAACTTATCCCGGTACAGTTGGCGGGGGTTCTATTGTAAATAAGACCGCTGCCGCTACGTTTATTCCAGAAATCTGGAGCGACGAAGTAATTGCTGCGTACCAGAAGAACCTCAAGATGTCACCCCTTGTCAAGAAGATTTCTATGTCTGGCAAGAAAGGCGACACCATTCACGTACCTAAGCCCATCCGTGGTGCTGCCTCTGCTAAGGTTGCTGACACTGCTGTCAACATCCAAGCAAACGTAGAGACAGAGCTTCAGATTGCTATCGACCGTCACTTTGAATACTCACGTTTCATCGAAGACATCGTAGAAGTACAAGCACTTAACAGCCTCCGTCAGTTCTACACTGAAGATGCTGGTTATCAGTTGGCTCTGAAGGTTGACACTGACCTGATGAACGCTGGTACTGGTTTCGGTGACGGAACTCTTGACCTAGCTGCTCCTACTGGCGCTGACTGGGTTAACAGCAACAGCCTGTACTTTAACGCTTCTGCTGGTCTGGCTGACTTTGCCGCTTCAACTGTAGCGTCAGGCGACAACTTTACTGATGCAGGTTTCCGTGAAGCCATCAAGATCCTTGATGATGCTAACGTACCAATGGAAGATCGTTGCTTGATCATCCCACCTGCTGCACGTAAGACTGTCATGGGTATCGACCGTTACGTTTCTAGTGACTTCCGTGATGACCGAACTGTTAAGTCTGGTCTGATTGGTAACATCTACGGCGTTGACGTATACGTATCTAGCAACTGTCCTACGCTTGAGACTAACGTCCGTGGTTGCTTGTTCTTCCACAAAGACGCTATCGTCCACGCAGAGCAGATGTCTGTACGCTCACAGACTCAGTACAAGCAGGAATACCTCTCGACTCTATACACAGCAGACACTCTGTACGGTGTTCAAGTGTATCGTCCTGAAGCTGGTCTTGTTCTGGCTGTATTCGACGAGTAAGCTCCTAAAGGTTTCGGTGGCCTCCTTCTAAAGGGCCACCACTTATTCCTTTGTTTATTAGGAGCAGCCGATGGCTATTTTTCGTGGTGACGGTGGCTCACCTGCATCAACAACAGAAGCAACACTTAACGCTGTAACTGAGAAAGCAAACGAGGCGGCTGTATCTGCACAGAATGCAGAGACTAGCGAAGATAACGCAGCGGTATCAGCAACGAACGCAGCGACCTCCGCAACTAACGCAGCAGCTTCAGCAACATCAGCAGAAACCGCGATTGCCACTACAACAGCAAACGCCAACTCAGCAGCAACCTCTGCGTCTAACGCATCTACCTCAGCGTCTAACGCTTTATCTTCATCTAACTCAGCAGCGACTAGCGCCACAGCAGCAGCTAACTCTGCAACGGCAGCGTCAACTTCAGCTACTAACGCAGCTAACAGTGCAACAGCAGCAGCTACATCAGCAACCAACGCAGCCAATAGCGCAACATCAGCGTCTACTAGCGCAACCAACGCCGCATCCAGTGCATCAGCAGCTTCTACATCAGCAACTAACGCAGCAGCGAGTGAAGCCGGGGCAGCAACAGACGCAGCCGCAGCAGCAGCTTCAGCATCCAGTGCATCTACTTCTGCAACTAACGCAGCCAACTCCGCGACTTCAGCATCCTCTAGTGCTACGTCAGCTACCGCTAGTGCTACCAGCGCAACGAGCAGTGCCACAGCAGCCTCTACAAGCGCGTCTAACGCAGCTACGAGCGAGACCAATGCCGGAGTATCAGAGACCAACGCAGCAGCCTCAGAGAGCGCAGCAGCGGCCTCAGAGACCAATGCAGCTACATCGGCTACCAACGCGGCTACGTCTGAGACTAATGCAGCTACATCTGAGACTAATGCGTCTAACTCTGCTAGTGCAGCAGCTACATCTGAAGCTAACGCAGCAGCATCGTTTGATTCGTTTGATGATCGTTACCTAGGAGCCAAAGCGTCTGACCCTACGTTAGACAACGATGGTGACGCACTGATTACTGGCGCTTTGTACTTCAACACTACGTCTGGCAATATGAAGGTGTACAACGGTAGTGCTTGGCTTGACGCTTATACAAGCATTACAGGACAGACGTTAGACGAAGTTACTACTACTGGTAATACAACCACTAACTCTATTACCGTGGGTAGTTTGACAGTTACTAATAGCGCAACGGCAGGTACACAAACAACCAACGCTACTGGCTCTACCACTCTGGACTTCAGCACGTACCAGAACTTTGTCCTGACGCTCACGGGTAACGTCACACTCGACAATCCCACGACCGAGGCTGTGGGTCAGTCAGGGTTTATCGTACTGGTGCAAGACGCTACAGGAGGCCGTACAGTGTCTCTGGGGACTGATTACGAGACTGCGGGTGGCTCAGGTCTGACGGTTTCTAGTGCAGCTAGCACGACTGACATTGTGCCTTACGTTGTTGCTTCATCAGGG